CTATCTTTATAAGCCAAGTCAAGACTGATATAGTCGTCACCTGCTTTAGACTTTTTGATCTCTGGCGCACCTACGGTACAATCCAGAATAGTTGTAGTCATTGCTCCGCTTGAATCTGACCCTTTAACTTGGTCGTAAGTATTGTCTAATATAGACATAGTTGTTGTCTCCTTAATTGTAAGACGGTTTAAAAATCGTTGCTGGCTTATAGCCTGTTTTTAGGGGTGATGGCTTTAGAACACTTAGAGCATTTCCTATTGCCTATGTCACCGCTGAATTTCTTGCCACAACGCAAGCAAGAAACTTGTTTTTTTCGGTGTGGCTTCCTTATCAAATCTTTATGTGCTGAGTTAATAAGATTGTGGAAGTCCATGGGGCCATTAAAAGCCCTACCTCTTGATGTCTAGCCAACTTCCAGATAAACAAGCTCCCACTTCTTCACTTCCTCATCGGTCAGCCTTCTGGCGTAGTCAACAGAGCCATATCTCGCTCTTTTGTCGTCAGCCTTATAGCTTCCTAAAATACAGCCAAGTTTTGGATGAGTGTTGATGTCTAACGGCCTCAAGACAAAGCCGTAGGTATGTCTTGGTCCAGTGTATTGATCGTCGTAAATGTAGTCTTGCATTGTTTTCTCCGTTGTGTTGAAACTAAATTATATGGGGCTCTGTAAAGTGTAAATAGCTATTTCTAAAATATTTTATGACCATTAGAATATAAGCTTTACATAGTCAATTATAAAGTAGTATGGCAGAATCTTATTTTATGGATTAGAAAAAATGACAGTAAAAGAAGTAGCTAAAAAGCTAGGTGTAAGTGTGCACTGTATTTACAAGCGCATAGAACAAAACCGAGGAATAGGCAAGGATTTTATTAAGCATGACGGTGGAGTTTATTTTATAGATGGCAGAAAAGTTAAATGACCACCCTAGAAGACGCAATCAACCAAATGACTGAATTTGGTCTTGATGTGGATTCTCCAATAATTGACGGCAAGCTTCATAAAGTCAAGTATATGGGTGAGCGTCGAAAGTCTGGTTGGTACACTCTTCATGCTTATCAAAACTTATACACTGGTATGTACGGTTCATGGAAGTACAGCGAGGAAGGTTTAAAGATAAAAAGGCGCGTTAGCATAAATGCCGATTCAAATGAACTGAAGAAGATCAAAAAGCTAATGGCTGAGAAAGCTCAAGAGGAGTATAAGAAAAAGCTCGAAGGCTTTAAGGAAGCTCAAGCGCGAAGTTTAGAGATTTGGGAGAAGTGCGAAGACGAAGGCTCAAGCCCTTACCTAGAACGCAAAGGAATAACTTCTTGCGGTGCTAAGTTTCATGGTTCTACTTTAGTGATTCCAATGGGTCGTGAGGGTAAAATGCGAAGTCTTCAGTCGATCAAAGCAGACGGCTTTAAAAAGTACCTAGCTGGAGGCGAAGTTTCTGGTTGTTACTTTATAATAGAAGGCTCATCAAAGTTAGCCTTGGTTGAGGGTTTTGCTACTGGCGCTAGTATTAATATGGCGACTGGTTGGAGCGTGGCCGTATGCTTTACCGCTTCAAACTTAATCAAGGTAGCTCCTTATTTCAGGAAGAAAGACACAATAATTTGCGCTGACGATGATTATAAAAACTCGCCTAACGTCGGCTTGAAGTATGGAAAGTTGGCACAAAACGATCTCAACTGCAATTTACTAGTACCGAAGTTTAAGGATGAACGCGGTACGGATTTTAACGATTTACATAAAATAGAAGGATTAGAGGAAGTTAAAAAACAATGTTTGATTTAGAAGAAATAGAGGATAAGACATCGCCTTTATTAGAAAAGTTGAAAGGTGTTAGTAATGAAATAGAAGCTCGTGAAATACTTATGGATGAAGCCAAGTATATAGCTGGCCTAAATAAGCTGAATTGGGAGATTGAAAAACTCGCCATTATGAAGCAAAACAACATAACCGAGTCGAAGTTAGACAAGGCTAGAAAAACTTCCATGATGGTCAATGTCGTAGAAGATAACGACATAGAACAAGCAAAGGAGAAGATGAAACGAATAATGTGTATCGAGTCAACTAAAGGTTATAACTATTTATGTGTTGACGGTAAAGATCTACGACCAATGCCACCGCAAGAAATGACTCCCCTAGTTAAGCTCATAGCAGAGGAAAACAAACTAGAAGAGTCAAATATCTACGAAAGAGTACACAGGTATGCACAAGTAGAAAAGCTAGTAACTAGAATTATGCCGAGTGGTAAAACTCATTATTCAATGATGAAACTAGACAACGGTAAATATGAAGCTATTTGCCATGTGTCAATTGAAGAGATGATTCAAAACCAACTCAAGAAAGTTAGCCATATCGAGATTAGTAAAGAGTTTCAAAAAGTCGTGGATGATAACTATAAATACATGTTTGATATTTACGAATATGCACTGGCTTTGAAGTTCGTATTTGAGAAATCAAATTGTATTTGGTTAAGGGAGCACAGCGACACAGGTAAGACCTTTTTTCTAGGTAGTCGAGAATCAAAAGATTACATTTTTGTAACTCACGCAGAAGTAAAAGAAAATGACTTCGTAGGTGATGGCCCAGACAGGTGGGGAAAAATGCTTTTCTTCTTTATAGATGAAGCGACCAAGTTTAGCGCAGATATGAAAAACGCGTCCCTCCCTTACCGGATGAATTATGGAGGTCGTGTTGAGTTAGATAAACCACTACAGATTCTAAGTAGTGACAACGAAATAAGTGACCTTACACAAGGAGTTGATAAACAGATCGATAACCGAATTATCAACATTCACTATCAAGGAAGTTTTAACTTTAGAGAATGGCTAGACAAAAGCGGTCTAGATGCTTCGACAGCCCAATATATGTGGCAGAAAATGATATTTACTTTTATTCTGGATAAACTAAAGAGCTGGGAAAGTAGCGACTCTTTGCAAAAGATAGCTAATGAATCTATCGTGGCTTTCAAGAGGAAGTATAGAAAGGAAAGAATGAGAGATATAAGCGAATTGGCCAAGACAATCGTTTATAATATCATTGCAGAGGTAACAAACAAAGAAGGCTATCTAGTTAATGAAATACTCAAGGAAAGGCGAGACTTTAAAGAATTTCTACTTTTTGAGGACAAAATAGGATACCATATCAAAAGCCCTAAGACTTTTTTCAGAATGGCCCTCAAAGAATATGCCGACGAAAAATCTAAAAGTTTCTTCAAAAAATACCCTAATAATGATGCTCTTGCAGGTATATTCGGCTCCGAATACACAACTAGAGCAGTAAATGATAACTGCGTCAAAACTTTAATTGTCGGCAAATTACCTAAAAATTACCAAATTGAAGAGCTAAAAAAATGAGTGTTTATATAGCTTTGTTGCATTTTATTACCTTATTACTTATTTTAAGAGTAAGAGTTATATATAGAAAAAACACACATACATGTTTCCTATATATAAAAAGCCAGTTCCAAAAACAGGTAATTTTGGTTAAGCCCTTATGTTTATTAGCTTTTTTAAGGTAATTAGATGATTAAATTAAGACCAATTCAAGAAGAATGCCTAGAATCGGTAATTTCTTCATTCAAAAAAGGTGGAACTTATCACCTAGTTCAAGCCCCTGTCGCTTTCGGCAAGACAATTCTAGCTTCTGCGCTCATTCAAAAGGCGGTTAATACATGGGGCGCTAAATGTTTATTCCTAGCTCATCTTCAAGAACTAGTCCTGCAGACTGAGGAAAAGCTAAAGGCGGTTGCTCCTGAAATTGATTGCGGTATTTTTGGCGCTGGCTTGGGTAGAAAGGAAATCAAGACAGTGACGATAGGGACTAAACAATCGATTGTAAGGGCTTTGGATCGCTTGGGCGATATAAACCTCATAATTATTGACGAAGTTCATGTAATGGGCAAAAATGACGATTATTTAAAGATAATAAACCATTGCCTAGCTCAAAACCCTCGCTTGAGGGTTTTAGGAGTGACTGGAACACCATTTAGGCTTGGCGAAGGTTATATTTACGGAGACGACAAAAGGTGGAATGATTTAGTTCATTATACGACTCTAGACCAGATGATTGAAATCGGTTATTTGTCACCTTATCGTTATAAAATGGCTTGTTCGCCTGACTTATCCAATGTCAAGAAAAGTGCAGGTGAGTTTAATATTAGTGATTTAGGCGATGAGATGATTAAAGAGTATCACATGGGATCGGTAAAGCAAGCAATTGAAGAACATGCTCAAGCCAGAAAGTCAATAATGGTTTTCGCGGTTACGATTGAGCATGCTGAAGCTTTGGCCGAGTTTTTAGGTTGTGAAGCGGTGCACTCTAAGTTGAATAGAGATACTTGGCGCGAACGAGTGGATAGGTTTAAGTCAGGCGAGCAGAGGATTTTAGTAAACGTCACGCAGTTAAGTATTGGTTTTGATGCTCCTATCATAGATTGTATTGTATTAGCCAGACCAACGATGTCACCAGCTTTATTCGTTCAGATGATCGGGCGCGGACTTCGTTTAAGTGATAAGGAAGACTGTTTAGTCTTGGATCTAGTAGGAAATTATAAACGTCACGGTTTGCCATCTAATCCAAGAGTTAAAAAGCCAGAAGATAAGAAAGCCGAAAAGAAAGAGCAGACGGAACGAGAAGCTAATGTTTGCCCTGAGTGTTTTGAGATAGTTGAGTCAAGTGAGGTCTGTGAATATTGCGGTGCTGAATTGGTTCAGAAAAAGATTATTAATGAAATTAGATTGGAAGAGATTAAGAGAGAGGAGTCTTCGTATCATATAAAAAAGATGTGGTATAAAACTGACTACACTACGAAAAGAGGCTATAAGGGAACTTTGTTTTGTATAAAATTAGAGGGCTACCCTGATACTTTATTTAAGTTCTGTAGCTCTGGATCTATTAACGAAGAAATAGAGTTGAGGAGGAGCACAGCAAATTCGCAATGTATATTGGAAGTTGTAAAGTATATTGTTGTAGACACAGGCTTTGGGAAGTGGGTAGAGTACTCTAAAGACTCACTGTTTAAATATAATTTAAGAGAACAAGTTATGAAACTACACAAGGCTGGTTATAAAAATATACCTTCTATAGACGGAAAATCATCTGGAGTTCAAACCCTAGCACGCGCATGAAAACCCCAAAAGAACACAAAGAACAAAGAGCGGTATTAACTTGGCTAAGAAATCGAGGCTACTTCGTTTATGCAATTCCTAATCACAAGGAGCAACGAGCCTATGAAGGCGCAGTCTCAGGAATGCCAGACCTTCAAGTTGTATTAGAGGGCGGTAAGGTTGTTTGGATTGAGATGAAAAGATCTAAAGGCGGTAGATTAAGCGATAAGCAGAAAATAGTTCATGCTCATCTTAGACGGTTGGGACATACGGTTATAGTTGGGTTAGGGGCTAAGGATGCAGTAGAACAATTTAAGGACTTTACATCTTAAAAACAGGGTTATAGTTAACCCCGTTGTTTCTCCGAATGACATGGCTAGGTTTGATCACCTAGCCAATTCGGAAAAAGAAACATTTTTAAAATTAACGGAGAATCAAATGACAAGAGACGAAAAAATAGATGCCATTATTGATATCGGCGAATCTATTGATTATTTACATTATAGCAAAGATTGCCCTGATTTTCTTATATGGCAATTTGATAGCGTTGACGATGCTGTTAAGAAACAAAAAGAAATTGCACTTAGTTTGTTTGAGGAGAAATAATGGAAGCAAAATATAAAATTAACTACCTGAAAGGTATGTACTGGGGTGAGGTAACGCTCTTGCATCCTTCGTTTGGTAGTGGCTGGGAGGCCGTTGACACTCGCAATGTTAAAAGTGCTGAGGAAGCAGAAGAGGATATTGTTCGAGTTCTTAATGGGCTTGGCTTTGACTTAGAGGATGCTGAGGAGGAGGTTTCTGGTGAGTGATTTCGACGCAGACAAAGCACTTGAAACAGCTAGGGATTCGGTTAGTGGATTTGGGTTTGACTTGCCAGAGGATAAGTTTGCCTTGACCACTGAGAATGTTGAACTTAGAACGAGATTGGAAAAAGCGGAGAAAGAGCGCGATGAGCTTAAAGAGGCATTAGCTCAGGCAGAGCACAATCAAAGGGAGGTAGAGATTGACTTGGAGGTTTTAGTTGAGCTAGTCCCTCAAGAATATTTAGACGAGGCAAGAGAAGAGAGAGGGCGAGTAGATGAGTGATTGCGCAAGTTTAATATTCGGAAAATATTCTGGAATGGGGAACTCACCGAAAACGGAGGGCTCACATTTAAAGGGCCTTAAAGTAGATAGGGAAGTTGGAAAGGTTCTTATAACAGATAAATCAGATAGAAAAGTTACTATAACTATCTGGCATTATGACATGTATCGTAGAGAGCCACAAGTTATATTGACTTTTATTGATGGTGAAGCTAGTTGGTCCCAGTTTGATATATATCATTCATTCAGTTCTACAGCAGAAGAAAAGTTAAGATGCTTGACTGAGGTGTTAGAAGCTTCAAAAGAAGCTATGTGTAATGAAACAGAGAGGGCGAGTAGATGAGTGATCCAAGATTAGATAACGCAGTTAGATATTATGGAAATCTTCTAGCTAAACATGGGGCTAGTATATTGAAGAAAGCTTACATTTCTGAGAGTAGCATATTTATGGAGCCACAAACTTTTACCTTGGAATTTACAGGGTATATACAGACGATTAATGATGCAGAGAAGGAGCAAGGGGAATGAGTGACATCGACGCATTTGACATCATTGGGTTCATTGCCTTGTTCGCTTGGTTTATGTATATAGTTATTAAGATTGAATTATGGGTAACATGTTATGAACCTGAGCTTAAAGAAATAGAAAAGTTAAGAGCGGATAATCTAGCTCTTATTGAGTTACACCGTAGCAAGAAATCAGCATATTTACATTACAACTACGATGAGTTAAAGGAGGTCAGCGAGTGAGTGATTTAAGTCAAGGAGTAATGGATGTTATTAACCTAAAGCTAGGTTGTAGAACGATTTCAGAGGAAAGTTATGAGATTATAAACGACTTAGTTATTGATTATGACAAGATAAAGAAAGAAAACGAGGAGCTAAAGGAGTTTATAGGAAACTGCTATGCTCAAGATTATGCAGGAGCCCCTTATACTTGCATTTATTGCGGCAATTCTGAAGGAAAGGAGCACGAAAAACATTGCCCTATAGTTCGCTTCAAGTTAAATAAGGAGATAAGCGAGTGAGTGAGCAAGAGTTAAAGAATATACTTGAAAAACATAAGCTATGTTTAGAGGGTAAAGGGGGCGAGAGGGCCGATTTGAGTGGAGCCGATTTGCGTGGAGCCTATTTGCGTGGAGCCTATTTGCGTCGGGCCGATTTGCATGGGGCCGATTTGAGGGGAGCCAATTTGCGTCGGGCCGATTTGCATGGGGCCGATTTGAGGGGAGCCAATTTGCGTCGGGCCGATTTGCATGGGGCCGATTTGAGGGGAGTCAAACTTTATAAAAACTTCACAGTAAAGGGGGAGCTCTATCAACTAGCAAACGTAGGGTCTGAAAATGGAACTCTTATTATAGCTGACTGCGAAGAGGGATGGTACTTCAATAGGGGATGCTTTAGTGGTGGTAAGGATGATTTTCTGAAAGCAGTTGAGGAAACTCACGGCGACAATGAGCATGGAAAGTTTTATAAGAAGATCGTTGAGTTATATACGGAGTCAGGTATGCTGTTAGATAAAGAGGTCATAGTTAAAGAAAACGAGGAGCTGAAGGAAGAGCTAAAGAAGACTATAGGGATAGTAAATTCTATAGTTGATACTTCAAAGATAAATAGTAGTTTGAGTGAAGAGGATATTGAAGATATTATTAAGGAGGCCAGCGAGTGAGCCCCGCCTTTTGTCGTTGCAAGCAAATTTGATTTTTGCTTGCTAGTTTTATTCGCAATTAAATAAAAAATTACTTGCGACGACAAAAGCGGACAAGGCATAAGGGTTCTACCTTGTCCGCTTGCAATTTTAGGTCTGTTTTTACAATTAGGGTATGAGTAGGCCGACTAAATATAGTGATGATATAATCAAGAAGTCTTTAGATTATCTAGAGAACTACTCGAATTATGGTGACTTAATACCTCAAATTGCAGGTCTTGCGCTTCATCTTGGGGTTAGACGTGAGACTCTTCACCAGTGGGCAAAGGAAGAAAATAAGGCTCAGTTTTCTAACATCTTTGAAGCTGTGAAGGGGAAACAAGAGAAAACTCTTATCAATGGGAGCCTTGGCGGTGAGTTCAATCCCGCTATTTCTAAGATGCTGTTGACCAAACATGGTTACAGTGACAAACAAGAAGTTAGTGCCGACGTTACAAGCAAAGGTGATAAAATCAACCTACCGATGCACACCTTTATCAAGACTTGATATT